TGTTATTAGCTATCATCATTGATAATGCATGTATCATTTTTGCTTTAAATTCTCCCTCAGTCATTTTTACTAGCAACAAATGGCAAATAAAATGTTCCCTCGCTGTTAATGTAACTAGGTTAGTAGGATCGTTTGAACCGGCGAGACTTTTTGGAATAATATGGTGAGTTTCAACATAGCCTTCTAATTTTCTATTAGTTGCCCGTTGTATAATTTGATAATACCATTTGTTGTACTTATTTTTTATAAACATATTACACTCCATATAATATATTTATTAGAAGTGGATAAGATAAAAAAATTATGAGAACATTATAAAATGTCATTAAAGCACTTAATCAACCAATAACAAATGTAAGAGGCTGTCCGCCATCTTGATAAGTTTTAATTTCTTCATCAAGTTTCTCAGCCATTTCTTTACCTTCGTTTTTAAGAGCAGTACCGTTAAGGCTAGATCCTCCTTGAGGTCCTGCAATTTGATTAAATTTTTCGCGTGCTTCGCCTAGCATTATTTTAGACATTGCTAATGCGTAATCTCTAATCCAAACTCCGGCATAAGGATCTTGAAATAGATTAAAATCTGGACGATAATTGTACATCCAAACTAATACATTTTCTTCGGTTTGAGGACGTTGGCTTACACGTAGCTTTTTAGTTTGAGGATTATAATCAAAGTTAATAAAACTACCAAACATCTTACCCACTAGATTTTGATAAGCAGAAAATGCAAAATAAGTGCCTAACCCACCCATGTTACTGCTACTTAACAAGTAAGTATTGGTGTAAGCCAAATTAAAAGGCTCAAATAAACTACCGCCGTCACCGCCGCCTGAACGAGATCCGATACTACGACGGAATAATTGTCTAACATGCATTACTTCTTTGGGCATGAAGTATTCATTTTGATCAACTTGTAGCGTGATAAATCCGAAACTTTCTTCTGTACTATTTTGGCTACGTTGACGATAGCGTAATAAGGCTTTATCAATAGCGGTATTATAGTGTATTGGATCGAGCTCGACATCTACAAGACCTTCACCTAAGAAGGTTTTAATGTAATTAATAACTGCCTGTCTCTCGTTTTCTAAGTCATTCATACAAATATTTATCAATAAATACAGTACTATGCCCCGCTTAAGTTTATATAGACCAGAAAAAGGTAATGATTTTAAAATGATTGATCGTTTAATTAACGAACAATTTCAAGTCGGCGGAACTGATGTTTTAATACACAAATATTTAGGACCAGTTACTCCTTCCACTCCTACTCCTACAGTGCCCGTTAATACAAACCCTGTTTCCGAATTAGGAATACAAGATGTATTATTAATGGAAAACCGTGATCGTCATTATGAACCTGATGTTTATAAAATACGCGGAATATATACTATGCAAGATACTGTGTTTAATTTAGCGCAGTTTGGATTGATGTTGAATAATGATGAGATATTAATGCATTTTCATTTACGTGGTTCTTTCGAATCATTAGGAAGAAAGGTAATGGCGGGCGACGTACTTGAATTACCTCACCAAAAAGACGAATATGCATTAGATGCTCCTAATATAATGGTAGCATTAAAACGTTTTTATGTTATTACAGAAGTTACTCGTCCTAGTACAGGATTTAGCCAAACATGGTATCCACATTTATTGCGTGCTAAATGTCAACCATTGGTAGACAGTCAAGAATATGCAGAGATTTTTGCACAGGACAGCGGCAATGGGGATGGTTCTACATTGAAAGATATACTTAGTACATACAACCAAAGCATTTCTATTAATAATGCTATTATTGCACAAGCAGAAGCTGATGCATTAACTAGTGGTTATAATACTCGTAGTTACTATGTGATACCTACAAAAGATTCTGGTCTAGTAGATACTGAAGATGCTAGTGATAGTGTTAACACTGTCGACAATGAAAATGCAGCATTAGACGCAAGTATTATATTAAATGCCCCTCATAGAGATATCTACATTGGTTATCTAACAGGTGACGGAATTCCTCCAAATGGGGTTCCGTTTACTTCTGGCATTGAATTTCCGGCACCAACATTTAATGGGCAATTCCATTTACGAACAGATTTTTTCCCGAATAGACTGTTTCAATGGAATGGTAATCATTGGGTAGTATTCGAGGACAACGTTAAGATGACAATGACCAATAGACCGACAGATGGATTGCCGGCAGCTAACACTTCAACTAGACAGACACTCAAAGGTAGCTTTATTAACAATGTTAATACCGCTACTATTGCAGGTCAAATTGTCCCAGAGAGACAGGCACTTAGCAAAATACTTTTACCAAAGGCGGATAACTAATGTACATCTATAAATTTACACATATAGAAACCGGAAAATTATTGATGGCAAACGAGTTTGGTTAGATAAGGAGGCGTCAGTTTAACGCTGATGTAATAATATTTCTACATTTTTTTATGATGGTCAGATCAAGCGTTACTTAACTCAATTCATGAGATTGATGAGTAACTTTTGTTATCAAGATGCGAATGGTGTTGTTCGACAAGTTCCTGTAAGATATGGAGATATGACAAGACAGGTTGCAGCGATTCTCAATAAAAATAGTGAGAACGTGATGCCTACTGCTCCATTCATCGCCTGTTATATTAAGGATGTTAAATTCAATAGAGATCTAATGCAGGATCCTACTTTTGTTAGTAAAATCAATATAAGAGAAAGAGATTTTGATTCCGGATCAGATCAATATCTTAATACACAAGGCGGGAATTATACTATTGAAAGATTGATGCCTACCCCTTATAAAATTACATTTAATGCCGATTTATGGACCACTAACACTGATCAGAAATTGCAATTATGGGAACAGATCACGGTACTTTTTAATCCTAGTATCGAACTTCAGACCACTGACAATTATATTGATTGGACTAGCTTAAGTGTATTGGAATTATCCGACGGTAGTGTTTTTGAAACTAGAACAGTGCCCCAAGGTGCAAATAATGATATGAGTATTGCTACTTTGCAATTCGAAGCGCCGATATGGATTACACCACCTGCTAAAGTTAAAAAGTTAGGAATTATTACTAAAATCATTGCAAATATATTTGAAGAACCTTCAGGTACAGGGCAAGCAGGCGGGTATGCTGATGCGTTAATAGGCGGAAATATTTTCGGTGGGGTTAAACCTGATGCGAGAGAAGTGATTACTCCTTTTAATTTTGGAGTATTGGTATTGAATAATACTGCAGTTCTAGTTCCTAATGAAGAAAGTAATATCAATGAAGGATGGGTCAGCGTAGATGATGTGCCAAACAGGCCTTCATGGTTGCAGATATTAGATCTATATCCTGGAAAATTTACTTCGGGGTTAAGCCAGTTAAGATTAACAAAGCCGGATAATACCGAAATTGTAGCCTATATGACATTGAATGCGTTGAATAGTGGGTTAATGAATTTAAATTTTGATACCGACACAATTCCATCAAATACGCAACTAGCAGATTATTCTAATACCTACATTAGAGGAACTATAGATGCTATTGTTAACCCGCAAACGTTCAATCCTAATTCAGTTGCAGGTAAAGGAATCGATAAACGATATCTAGTATTGGAAGATGTGGTAATTAACCAAGGTGAAAATGTAACTACAGCATGGAGTGGAGCTGGGCCATTAAGTGGGTATCCCGCAGAGACAATCGCACATGCTAATGATATTATTCAATGGGATGGGTTTCGTTGGTGGATTATTTTCAATTCTCAGAATATACAAACAGTAACATACATAACTAATGCGTACACTGGTATACAATACAAATGGGATGGGTCACAGTGGTCTAAATCATTTGAAGGAGTATATACCAATGAAGCATGGCGTATGGTACTATGAATGAAATAATATGTTCCGGTGGATTATTTTTAGCTAAAGATACGAAAAGATTTTTATTTCTGTTACGTACTCATTATAAAACCGAAGGTACGTGGGGTTTAGTAGGTGGTAAAAGAGAGCCTCATGATAGTACTTTATATGATACTCTAATCAGAGAAGTCAATGAAGAAGTTGGAAAAACGCCTACAATTAAAAAAGTTATTCCTTTAGAATTATTTGTAAGTAAGGATCAATTATTTCAATATAATACCTATGTTTTATTAGTCGATAGAGAGTTTATTCCTACTCTTAATTCTGAACATAATGGCTATGCTTGGTGTGATTTAGGATCGTGTCCTAGACCATTACATCGCGGTGTACGGACTAGTCTCATGAATAAGGTCAATCGAACTAAGTTAGAACTACTTTTAGAGTTAATTTAAGACCAGGTAAATCTAACTATTCCACAAGATCCATGATTTCCTGTTAAAGCGGTACCCGGGCCACCGGCTCCGCCGCCGGGACTAGTAATTCCTGTAACTGCTGGTCCGCCTGCTCTAAGGCAAGCTACTCCCGGATTGCCGGACAAATTTATAACATTTCCGCCTGCAGCAGTCGGGCCACCGCATCCAGATGCACCACTTTTAGAATATCCTCCCCATCCTCCGAATGCTGTCATTGTAACCAGTGGAGTGAACCCACAACTAGGTGCAGATGATACTATCGAATTTGTGCCGGAACTGGCTCGAGTATTATTATTAGAGCTAGCAGGAGCTCCTGCTCCACCTCCGCCGACGGTGAAATTTATTTTTTTACCCCAATAAGAGCTGTATGGAGTTGGTAACGTGTATGAACTTCTTGAATATGCTC